AAATTCAGACGCAAATGCAACTGACTCCATTGCTTTGGGGAATAATGCTCAAGCAACGGCATTACAAAGTATCTCAATAGGTTTAAATTCAGACGGAACTTCAACTGACTCCATTGCTTTGGGGAGTGTTGCTCAAGCCACAGGTTCAAAGTCTACGGCAATAGGTAGAAGTTCAGTTGCAAGTGCAAGTGATTCAATATCAATAGGTTCTTATTCAGACGCAACTGCAACGGACTCTATCGCAATTGGTAACACTGCTCAAGCGACTACTTCTAGTGGTGCTATAGCAATAGGTTCAGGTGCTTCCTCTACTTTAGCAGATGGGGTAGCAATAGGTACTAATGTTACAGCAGTCTATGCAGACGGAACAACAGTAAAAAACTTTGCAATTGCTAACTATGCTAATTTAAATTACGCAAACGATACAGACGCTGCTGCTGGTGGTGTACCGCTTGGTGGTGTATACCATAATGCAGGAGCATTACAAATAAGATTAACATAAAATTATGGCTTTAAAAATAAACACAAAAGTAACAACAGACGAAGGATTTGAGGTATCAGATGCTTTGGCTTATTTAAACATTTTCATTTTAGCTCCAGATTCAAACTGGGTAAACATCTCTTATTACAAGTCTGAGCAAGATTGGAAAGACGGTAAACAACCATTAAACGTTTCTGAACTTCCTAATCAAGTAAAGACTGAATTAACTTCAGGAGAGTTTTGGGGCAGTCAGTTAGCACAACTTATTCACAATAAGTGTATTGCTGAAATTGAAGAGGTTACAGGGTCTGAGACCGTAGTTATTGTACAATAATGGAAATAAACAAAGAGACTAAGTTTACGCTAACGCTTGAGTTTCTTATAGTAATAATCAGTGGAGTGATTAGCATTCTCACTGTTTATTTTACTCTCAAGGCTGACATTGAAGTGGCAAAGCAAATGCCTAAACCTGTGGTAACTGAGACCGAATGGCAACTCAAGGACCAATTGATTCGTGAAGCTATTATTAATACCCAAAAAGATGTGACGGAGATTAATAAGAGATTAGATCGTATTGAAGAAAGGTTAAATAAATGAAGGTCAAGTTCTTAATAGCGTTTATCTCTTTAGTCTCTGCCTTTGCTTTTTTTCATCCAGAAAAACAGCCCTTACCAAACTTCAGAAAAGGGGTTTGGGTTATTCAATACAATGCCGAATTCAACAAGAGCAATGAGTATGCTTGGATGAATGTCGGTGGAATTAATTATCATTTATTTGATTTGGATCAGAATATGGATTTAAAATCAAAAATGAAGATACATTCTTTGCCTACCATAGTCGTTTATAAGAACGGAAGAGAACTTAAAAGATGGGAAGCCGGAATGAGATTTAAAATAACAGTACCGCAAACAGAAATAATAAAGTATGCCAAGAAATAAAATTGTTGGAAAAAATAAAAGAGCCAAATCTAATAAGGCTACTGGAAGAGATTATTCTAAAGAATCTTCCTACAACAAAAAGAAAACATCTTATCGTTCTAAATTGAACAAAGAGGCACGTAAGAAAGGTGTTTATGGCAAACGATACGCTAGAGGTGTGGACTTATCACACACTAGAAGCGGCAAAATGGTATTAGAAAAAAGAAGTACCAATAGAGCTAGAAATGGTTCTAATGGGAAATCTACAAAAAAGTAAAATTTAATTTGCTATCCATTGGGGCTCAGATTATATTTGTAGCCCTTATGAAGAATTTAATAGCAAAAGCACACCAAGTAGCCAAAGATAAAGGCTTTTGGGAAACAGAAAGAAACAAGCCCGAAATGTTAATGCTAATTGTAAGCGAATTAGCAGAAGCGTTGGAGGCATTACGCAAGGATTACACCTGTGATGCGATGGCAGTTAACGCCTTGCATCAAGACATTGAATTAGAACGTCATGATGAGGAGTTCTCACTTGATGTAGAGGATTGGAAGGATGTGTTTGAACGCAGAATCAAGTCCTCATTTGAAGACGAGTTGGCTGATGTGGCGATTCGTCTTTTTGATCTATGCGGAGGTTTAGGAATAGACCTTGAGAAACACATTGAATTAAAAATGAAATACAATAGTATGAGAGGATATAAACACGGAAAGAAATTTTAACATGAAAAAAGAACATCAAATATTATCAGAAATTACAACTTGGATGAAGTATGCCAAGTATGTACCCGAATTGCAACGCAGAGAAACTTGGACTGAGTTGGTTGACAGAAACAAACAAATGCACTTACAAAAGTTTCCGAATATCAAGGAAGTTATTGAAGAGGCTTACGATTGGGTTTATGATAAAAAAATACTTCCCTCAATGAGGTCACTCCAATTTGGAGGTAAGCCTATTGAGGTAAATAATACAAGGATGTTCAATTGTTCTTATTTACCTATAGATGATTACAGGGCGTTTAGTGAAACAATGTTTTTGCTACTTTCTGGTACTGGTGTTGGTTATAGCGTTAGCAGAAGTTCTGTAGAAAAACTACCAGCCATCCAGAAGGCAGAGAAAAATAGAAGATATTTAATCAGCGACTCTATCGAGGGATGGGCTGATGCAGTTAAGGTATTGATGAAGTCTTATTTGGGTCTCAGCTCATGGAAACCTAAGTTTGATTACAGATCCATCAGAGCAAAGGGAGAGAGACTAATCACAAGTGGTGGGGTTGCTCCCGGACCTGAGCCATTGAAGATATGTTTAACACACATAGAAGCAATCTTAGATCGTAAACAAGATGGCGAATCACTATCATCAATTGACTGCCACGATATCTTATGTCAAATTGCAGATGCTGTGTTGAGTGGTGGTATCCGTAGGTCTGCTATGATTGCACTATTTGATTTTGATGATGAGGAAATGTTGACTTGTAAGTTTGATAATTGGTGGGAGACCAATCCTCAGCGTGGTCGTGCTAACAATAGTGCAATGATTAAACGTGATGGTGTTGTAGATAAACAAATGTTTTTAGACCTATGGAAAAAGGTTGAGTTATCTAACAGTGGTGAGCCAGGATTCTACTTTACAGATAATGAGTCTATGGGTACTAACCCTTGTTGTGAGATTGCTCTTCAGCCATTTCAGTTTTGTAACTTAGTGGAGATTAATGCTAGTGATGTGGAGCATCAAGACGATTTAAACTCTCGTGCATTTTGGTCTTCTGTTATTGGTACACTCCAAGCGTCTTATACTGACTTCCATTATCTGAGACCGATTTGGAAAAAGACTACTGAAAAAGAGGCATTGCTTGGAATAGGAATGACAGGTATTGCCAGTGGTAATGTCTTGAAGTTAGATCTTAAAGAGGCTGCTGAGGCATCTCATAGAGGTAACAGAATGATGTCAGAAATGATTGATGTGAATGAGGCGGCACGTATTACTTGTGTTAAGCCATCCGGTACATCTTCTTTGGTATTAGGTACATCAAGTGGTGTTCACGCATGGCATGATGATTACTATATCCGTAGAATCCGTGTGGGTAAGAATGAGGCGATGTATACATACTTGAGTATACACCATCCAGAGTTAGTGGAAGACGATGTTATGAAGCCACAAAGCCAAGCGGTTATCTCGGTTCCAGTTTCTGCTCCACAAGGGGCTATAACAAGGGCCTCAGAAAATGCTATTGAATTCTTAGAGAGAGTAAAGTTCTTACACGAGAACTGGATTAAGCCTGGACATAAGTACGGAGACAATACTCACAACGTATCGGCAACTGTAACTATAAAGCCTACAGAATGGGCAGAGGTTGGTGAGTGGTTATGGGAGAATCAGAATCACTATAATGGTTTATCTTTCTTACCTGAGGATCTTGGTACATATCAGCAGACTCCATTTGAAACTATTACTAAGGAAGTATACGAACAGATGGTTCAGAAAGTACACGATATTGATGTAACTAAAATTATTGAAGTTACAGATAATACAAATTTGAGTGAAAATTTAGCGTGCTCTGGTGGTAATTGTGAAATAGTTTAGTATATTTGCTAAGGTTTCATATTTTATTTGGATTAGTGGGAAGTGGGAGTCAATGACTCCCATTTTTTTATTATATTTGTGCAAGCTATGAACATAATATTCAAATTTTTATCTTTAGTTTTAGTCTTTTCTTTAGTGGCTTGTAACCCTAGTTATGAGCAAGCAAAAAAAAAGCACCAAAGGCTCGTAGAACTTTACCCCGAATTGATTGAAAGAGATACAGTAACTATTACTGATACTGTCGTTACGGAGAAGGAAGTAATAGTGCCAGAGTATAGGGATTCGTTTGTTATTCAATACGATACGATTATTGAAACTAAAAAAGTAATCATTGAAAAGAGAGGTAATTCTTTTGGTATTATAGTCAAGCCCGACACATTAACCCTAACCGATACAATCACACACACAGTCACAGTTCCAGGAAAAATTGTGACAGTCACAGAAATCAATTGGATGTATGTTGTGGTTGCATTTATCTTAGGAATTTTAACCTTAGCATTTGTAATGAAAAGATGAAATTTGTAGAAGAATCCTACAATAAAAACGACCAAAAAGCAAAAGACTTATTAACAAGTTTTCTTAGATTTCGTGGACACGAAGTATTTGATAATGAGGATAAGTATGGAATAGATTTGTACAGCACCATCCCCGACAAGAAATTTTGGTGGGAGGTAGAGATGAAGAGTAGAAGACCTTGGACTTGTCGTGAAGACTTTCCATTCGATAGTGTTTCTTTCTTGGGGAGAAAAAAGAAGTGGGCAGATCAATTATTTTGGTACGTTATTATCTGTGATGAGACACACGCTGCGTTGATATGTAGATCCGATACCATATTTAAACCTGAGTATCAAGAAAAAATATATATCAACACTGCCGATAGAAAAGGAAAAGATATTTTTTATCGAGTTCCTAAAGAATATTGTATATTTGTCCCACCTAAAGAATTTAAAGTATGAACGACAACATTAACCCACAACACTACAAGTCAGGAGACATAGAATGTATTCAGGCTATTAGAGCTTCTATGAGCAAACAGCAATACTCCGGATACTTAAAGGGAAACATAATGAAGTATCTATGGCGATATGACCGTAAAAACGGAGTTGAGGATTTGAAGAAAGCACAGTGGTATTTAAATGAATTGATACACACTAATGAAGATATATTGGACATACAGCAAGCTAAACCTTAAGGCATCAGAAGTAAGAGAACACGAGAAGGCTAAGGTTAAATTCTCAGACGAGAAGTCACATATCGGTGGTCTAGGACGGTCTCCGATAATAACTCATTGTATAAACAAAGATGGGATGTTATTTGTTTTAGACTATTGTCCGGGAACAGAAATACATTTAGCATTAATAGGGGGATTGAGTTTGGATAATTGTTATCAAAATACTGCAACTAAAGAGCAGTTGTTAACACTAAGTAATATAGTAAGATTTTATTTATCTTTGGGAGAACCAATACAAGAAGGAGATTTTTCTAATTTTGATTTAAAGACATGGCTAAAAGCAATAAACAAATAATTGAAGACGAGATTAAAGAACTTCAGAAGTTAATCTCTTGGTGTGATTACTACACAGCAATCAACAACCCATTTGAAGCAAACAAAGCACAGAAAGAAATTGAGGACCAAAAACGAAAAATTAAACAACTTAGAGAAACTCTCAACATACCTGAGAGAAAATAAGTTATCTGAGCAAGATGCAATAGAAAGATTACAGGTTCAATCATTTGATCCTGCAAAAGACTTTTATGCAACTTTGGTCTCAGCCTCCAAACAATTAATGAGTAAGGTCCGGGAGGAGATGTTGGACTTAGACGATCCATATCAAAAAGGACTATTTCAATTATTACAAGCAGGTGATAAGATTAATAAAAGTTTAAAACTTGCTAAGTTAGAAGCGTATCCAGAGGATGACCAAACAGAAGATGAGGCATCTTTCTTGGATAGAGTGTCCACAAGGAAATGAAGAAACCTAAATTTGATTACGATACTTGGTATGCCAAGCATGGTCTGAGTGATAATGCAACCAAATCTGAAAAAGATTATTGGTGGGCTAAACAAAAAGAGTATTGGATTGAGGGATTCGGTGGACTGACTGGTCCACACTTTTTTGCCTTGACACAGGGTTTTGTAAAAGACGCTAGAGGTTTTAAAAAGAGACCTGTTTGGAGAGATATAGATGAATTAATCTATGAGGGCTATATGGAGGCTCGAAGAACAAATCATGATTTATTTGTTACTAAGAGGCGTGAGGTAGGATTATCCTTTATCTTTGGAGGGATTATTCCAATGTGGATAGCCATGACTAACCCTGGCTCTACATCCTTGATTACATCAGCAGATAAGAAAAGACTTGAGGCACTATTTAAAGATAAGACGAGGGTTGTGTACGATGAGTTCGACAACTATGCAAAACCTGGAATTGTATCCACACGGCAGGAAGGGTATTTGCACTTGGGTCGTAGGGAGGCTAAGACCGGATCTATTAGTGGATTGGACTCTCAGATTATTACTAAGGAAACAGTTGATACTCCTACTGCTTTTGAGGCCTATCGTGCTATGCATATCTTCATTGACGAGTGTATGCTACACCCCAAGGCTGATAAGGTTTACAAGTCTGCTCAGGCAAGTACTAAGTCTGGTTTTGTAAAGGTTGCTCCTATTGTCATTGGAGGAAGTGCTGGTGAGGCTACATCCACAGGACAGAAGTTAGCAAAGACATTGTGGGATAATGCTGAGGCCCTAAAGATTCTGACAATATTTTTGCCTGGTAATAAGGGTATTATGGAAGCCCCAGAGTTGGATGAAAATGGTAGGGAAACAGGTAAGATATTGAATTTCTGCCCCAATGGTTACAGCGATGAAAAAGGTGCTGAAGAATGGATTTTAAAAAGTAGAGAGACCTTAGATAAACTAGAAGATAAGAGTTATCTTAACTCATTTATAAAACAATATCCACTAGATATACAAGAGGTATTTTCTGTGGCAGGTGCAGGGGCATTCCCCAAACACATTATGGATAAGTTGGATACTCAAGAGAGAATTATTTTAACTGAAAGACCACCGATTGATCGATCAATACTAAGAAGAAATTATGATGGAACGATTATTAAAAAGGCTGATGTCAGTAGCCCTATGTATTTTTTGGAGAATCCTAATCCTGACCACACTTATATTGGTGGCATTGACCCTATCCCATTCAATTCTAAAAACATGGGGGACGGTTCTAACCAAGCCTTAGTGATTAAAGATATAGACACCAATAGATACGTAGCATTTTATTCAGAAAGGGACTCAGATCCCGATGTTATTGTAAACAACATGATGTTATTACAAGAGTACTACAATAATGCTACAGCAATGATTGAGATAAACAGAGGGGGAGTAGTTAAGCAGAAGTACAAAGACTCCGGTAAGATTCATTTACTTGCTAAGAAGCCTGTGTTTTTGGGTAAGGGCTTCTGGAAGGATGATGACTCAATAGGTTACTATAAGAATGATGTAACAGCAGAGAGGGGTAATTCATATATTATTGATTACCTAAACGCCAATACCGATGATATATGGTTTTTGGAAATGATTCAAGATCTCAAAAACTATTTGATTGAGAACACGGACATTGCCGATGCTATGGTAGCTTGTGAGATTCTACACAAGAATATTGTTAAGAAGTTTGAGAGAAAGAAACCTGAGACCGTAGAGGTTAAAGAAATTCCAATGTTGGAATATCGGAACGGTCGATACGTGAGGGTTTGGAAAAAAGTGCGAGTTTAGCCTTATTGATTTTTATCTTTTCTAAGTACGCTACTAAGATATCGATTGTGCGTACCGATAGCATACCATCTTCAATCTCTATGGGTAACTTCACTTTTCTTCTAGCAGTTAATATTAAATTCCCATCTTTTATATAAGTGGAAAATTTATATCTAAGGGTAGGTATAATTACATCTGAGATGTGGGTATGATTTGGAGAAAATATTACCTTCTGATGTAGCATCTCGTAACGTAACGCTA